GCGTTTACTCGCTAACTTTTCAGCACAACAACAACACCGTAAAATTTCAAACCATAATATTATGAGCATTTACAAAAAACTACTTACAATTCAGCAGCACGTTAACGGGCTAAAAAAGAACTCTAAATCGTTTGGTTACGAATTTGTGTCAGGTACTAAGGTACTAAGCGAGATAAAGCCTCTAATGAACGCGCAAGGGCTTCTATTGAAACAAGAGGTATTAAGCTGCCATAACCAACGTATTGATTACACGGTTAAGAGTGGCGCAAAGTCTGAAATGTTTTCAAGTGTTGCCTTGAGGTTTACTTGGGTTGATTGCGAAACTGGCGAAAAGGATGAAAATCTATTTCATGCCAACGGTCAAAACGATTGGGAAAAGGGATTAGGTTCTGCGCTTACCTATGCCGAACGCTACTTTCTTTTAAAGTATTTTCACATTGCAACGGACGAAGATGACATAGACAACCCCGAACGAAAAACAAGCGCACCAGTTCAAGTTGCTGCACCTGTACCAACTCCAAAGGTGAAAGCCGACCTTAACCCATCGCATCCAAAATGGGAAGCCGCAAAGAAAGCCGTAAGCGAAGGCAGCACGACCGTAGCAGATATTGAGAAAGCCTATACACTAACCGCAGCAAACGCTGAATTACTTACATCGAAATGAGCAAATCACTTTACCACATCGAACAGGAATATCTTGACCTTGCAAACCAACTGGAGCAAGGCGAACTAACAGCGGAATTAGAAACCGCGCTATCTATTAACCAATCGGAGTTACAAGGTAAGGCAATAGCCTATGCCTACGTGATTAAAGATGCGCTTGCAACCGTAGACATTATTGATGCTGAGATAGCGCGGCTGATGGCACGTAAAAAGACGGAGCAAGCCAAAGCGGAAAAGCTAAAGGAAACGATAAGTAACGCCATGCAGTTCTACGGGATTACGGAGGTCAAGAGCGAATTGGTTAAACTATCTTTTCGCAAGTCAAAACAGACCGTTGGAAGTAGCGAAGGACTGGACAAGGAATTTCTAACTGTGAAGCCCGAAAGTTACAGCCCTAATTTGACCGCAATCAAAGCGGCTATTGAGGAAGGTCGCGAAGTTAAAGGGTATCAAGTTTTGGAGAAACTTAGTTTGCAAATCAAATGAGTTACTCGACAGAAACCGTAGGCCGTCCGCTACCCCGTCAATGGATTATAGGCAAGAAATTAGTAGATGGGCAATTTGAAACCAAAAAAGTAGTAAATTCGCAAAAACAAAACAAACCATGCAAGTAGAAGGTAAAGTGGCTCACATCGGGCAAACAGAAACAGTAGGAGCAAACGGATTCACCAAGCGGCTATTAGTGGTCGACACGGGTGCGCAATACGATGCACTAACGCCAATCGAATTTAAGAAGGATAAGGTTGCCTTATTGGACAACTTGAAGGTTGGGCAAACCGTAAAAGTATCAATCAATCTTGGCGGTCGAGAATATAGCGGCAAGTACTACCCAAGCATTACGGGTTGGAAAATAGAAGCTACTACGATTGCAGCAAGTAACCAACGGGCTAATCCAACACCCGTAATGGTTGCATTTGTAAAGGACGTAGATAGTGATTCATTACCTTTCTAATGCCAGTACTATCCAACAAAAGCCGCGAAAGGCTTGAAGGAATTAAACCCGTTCTAATCGAGATAATCGAAAGGGCAATAATTGACACGCCAATAGACTTCGGCATTCCTCCTGATGGGGGATTGCGGACTGCCTACCGACAAAATCAACTGTATGCCAAAGGGCGAACCGAAGCTGGGCAGATAATTACATGGGTGGATGGAATGAAGAAACGCTCACGCCACCAAGATGGAGATGCCTTTGACATTTACGCATTTGTAGACGGCAAGGCTTCGTGGGATGCAAAGCATTACGAACCGATTGCACGACATTTACAAGGCATTGCTTGGGTGGAATTTGGGGTTGTGCTAACTTGGGGAGGTGATGGATTGGGTAAAAACAAAACGATTGACCGACCACATTTCGAGATTAAGAAATGACACCCGAACGTTATTTCACACTCGCCTTAATCATTGCGGTTGCCATCCTTAGCTGGATTGCATTCGGTAACCCATCGCAAGATGTGCCAGTAATTGACCCCGAAACGTACCGCATCGAAGAACGGCAAAGGATTAGGGACTTGGAAGTAATACCAGCGCAGATGGCGTTGGATAGCGTGGTGAAACTATTGGAGTTAAAGCCGACCATTCGCTACGTTAGGGCGAAGAAACAAACGAAACAACGAGCAGAATTGAGTGATAGTTTGCAGGCTAAATTGTTAATTGATAGATTGAAATGATGGAAGATGAACGCGAAAGAATCAAAGATATGTCTGTCCCAAACAAAGTGGATATTTGGGACAAATGAGTAAACCGACTTCGGAGGTTTATTTGGAAGATTGTGTAAAGGCATTAAAACGCTATGCAGATAACCATTTTGACTTAGCAATAGTTGACCCGCCTTATGGGATTGGCGAAAGTTTGAAGAAAAGAGAAAATACGACAAGCGACAAATGGAAAGCACCAACAAAGAAAATACACAACCCGAAAGATTGGGACAAATCAGCACCCGATAAAAGTTATTTTGATGAACTTATAAGAGTATCTAAAAATCAAATTGTATGGGGAGCAAATCACTTTATAAGCCGGTTGCCTTACGATAGTAGTTGCTGGTTAGTTTGGGATAAAAAAAATGGCGAAAGTGATTTTGCAGATTGTGAATTGGCTTGGACTTCATTTGATAAAGCAGTAAGAAAATTTGAATGGTTATGGAATGGTTTTCAAAAACAAAGACCAGAAGTAAGAATACACCCAACCCCAAAACCTGTGGCTTTATATGATTGGATTTTGCACAATTACGCAAAGCCAAATGATTTGATTTTAGATACCCATTTAGGAAGTGGAAGCAGTAGGATTGCAGCGTATAAAGGCGGATTCAACTTTATAGGATTTGAAATAGACCAAGAATATTATGAGAAACAAGAAAAAAGGTTTAACCAATTCAAATCCCAACTAACTTTATTCTAATGAAAACTCTTCTACTCCTATTCCTACCCTTCGCATCTATTGCACAGGTTCACTTAAACGCTACTCAGGTGCGATTGGTTAACACGCTACTCGATGAACGTGAGCAGCTACTCGAATCCAGCACAGAGGTGCAAGAGTGGCGAGATGTATACTATGAATGCGATAGACTTAGCGCAATACAGGATAGCAGCATAGTGGAGTTAAAACTACTCGCAGACCTCCACACCAAACGGTCAGCAGCCTTTGAAAAGCTAAACGCAAAGGAACGGGTAAAATCACAAAGACGGGCGCGGACTGCGTGGATACTGGGCGCAGTCGTGGTAGTTGAAACGGTTATCATTACCGTAGTAGCCGCAACCCTTCGCTAAACTTATTTAGAATAAATTAATTTTGGCGTTGTGGTAACGAATTTATGTATATATTTGCAGCACATTAAACCACATCAAAATGAGAACATCACACGTACTATCGCTACTCCGTTCGGGTAGTTACTCAAAACAATCAATTGCGCTGCTTGTAGGTCAGCAAATGGGGCGCAAATGGAGTATATCAGTTATTGAATCCGACCTTAAAGAACTAAAGAAAATCTATCACGTTGAACAGGATGGCAATTTGTATACGATAACTAACCAAGACTAAAACCAAACCACAATGGAATTTGAAAAAGTAGTAACCGTTTTTGATGACATCCAATTACTTGTTAAGGGTAATTACGAATCTTCTAAAGGCAGCAGAGATGAACCGCCTTACTTTGAGTGCGATGTATATGGCGTTTACGCAATAAGCGGCCAAGAGATTACCGACATCGTGAGCGAACGTGTGATGAAAATGATTGAATGCAAATTAGCCGAGATACTGCCATGAGGTCGATATTCCTAACCTATTACATTACGTGCCTACTATGCCCGATTTTAGCATACGAGCCGCACGTTTGCAAAGAAACGCATGAGATACCAACGCACGTTAAAATATTTACGTTGAAGCAACAACGAATGTTTTACAAGGATATAAACGATGCCAGCCAATAAGTCAGCGTTCAAACGTTACCTTGTAATCATTCGCGAGCTGCGTGCTGCGAGTTATGACCAGCCACTTACGCGGTTTGCCTTAGCCAATAAGGTTAATTTTTTCCTGGGAAATAACACCAGCGCGGCAACCGTTGAAAAGGACATCCATACGCTGCGGCATGATAGCGACCTTGCTTTCTTCGTGCCAATACGTGCAAGAAGAAATGGCTATTGGATTGAGGACGACTACCTACTATCTGCACACATTGCCAAAACGTGGAGGATATGACCCAAACCAAACGATTCAAAGAAGCCCTTGCATTTAGTTGTGAGGGCTTTTTTTATGTCCAAAGTGTACACACGTTTGTACAGTACGTGTACACGTCAAACCCTTATAAACATTGGAAAAACGTAGTGTGTAGTGTACAAACACACTAAAAACAGTTTTGGAAAATTATTATAAAACTAATAGTAAAAATCAATTTTGAGTGTACAAAAGTGTGTATTTTAACGTAGAACCGCGCTACCATTGGGTTTGACGTGTGTTTGAAGTGTACAAAAAGTGTACAAAAGTGTGTATTTTCTTTTTTTGTGTACAATTAAAAAAAAGTTGTATATTTGCCATCGTTCAATCGGGTAGCAGACCGATAAACAAAAAAGAACTTATTAACCCATTCGAGGGAGGAGCTGCTACTCCAAACTCGGCTGGGTTTTTTTATTGCTTAAAAATGGAAGAATTAAACGAAAATTTGTCATCATTATTTAATGAAAGCATTTGGTTAAATGATGTGTCGCAAGCTGAAAAGTCATTTGATGAACTAATGTATTTAGTTGAACAGCAAAAAGAAAAACCACAAGAATATGATTACTATGATGATTTTGGTAAGAATGCCGAAATAGAAATCAAAGAGGTCAAAGAGTTTGCCGATGCTATTTGGGTTAATTTAATTAGCGGAGAATGGAAGTTGAGCAAGACCCCTAAAGAATTGTGGATTGAAGCCTATAAGTCTACAAACAATTAGGTTATGGAAAAAGAATTAGTTGAGTTTTACAAAGAACTACTTTTGCCCGAATGGGATATTTGGCAAGAAGTAAAAGGGGTTAATCCTAGAACTGGTGAACGCAGACGAATTGACTTAATAATACGACATAAGGAACGCCACAATTTTACCTTTGGTGTAGAGTGTAAGCGTTTAGACTTAAACGGATATAATCAATACTCTGACTGGTTAAAGCAAATGATAGTATACACTCAGGTTGAGTGGGGTGAAAGAAAGCAACGTCTTCCAATTTTATCATGCCCATCTTTAGCTGGTGGTGACGATGCCTGTGCTTATTACGCATTAAAACGCATAGCTGGTAAATTTGGACTTGGTGAACTATGCAGCGAGAAAAGATACAACAGCGATGAGCATTTATTGAAAGTTATGATGTCGGACACTATTCTTTGGAGGACTGACAACGGATTTAATGAGGGGCAAAAAAACAGAGATTTCACAAAACTAATAACATCACTATGAGCAAGTACATCAAATTAGAACGCGGCAAACAATTGTTAGCCGCTGGTTATTCCTTAATAGTAGCTGGGGAAGATAAATTACCATGTCACTCATGGAAACAATTAATGAGTAAAGCGTGGACGGTAGATGAACTTGAAAAGAACATAGACAATCCAAAAGCATTTAGGTACGGTTATCCAACAGGATTTAACGACATACTTGTTATTGATATTGATTTAAAGGTTTTACCTATGGAGTTACGCGCTCCGTTCTTCGATGAATTTATAGCTTTTGTACGTGATAATGTAGACGGTTTTGATAAAAAGGTGGCTTTACATAAGACTATGAACTACGGGTATCACTTGACATACCGAACCAAGTTAATGATGGGTAATGAAAAGATTGCCGTTCCTGTTTTAACTGGAATACAATTGAACGGTAAAACGCAAGCCTTAATTGAGTCAAGAGGTACGGGAGGTTATGCGATGCTGTACGATGAATGCGCTAACGAATTAGACTATACGGCTATCCAATACCTAAGCGATGAAGAAAATAACACATTGCTTGCCATTTGTAGAATGTACGATGAACGAGTCGAAGAACAAGAAATTGAGCAACCAAAAGCCGAAAAGGTAAAAGCTAACGGAGTAAGCCCGTGGCAAGATTACAACCAAAGGCATACGGTTTTTGATGTTGTTGGTGATGAATTTAAGGTAATAAGAAACCTTGCAAGTAAAACCGTTATTAAGCGACATGGGGCAACGTCTGTGCATAGCGGTTACGTGTTTAAGGATAGTGGTTGTATGTATCTATTTAGCACAGGAACGGCATACCCTAACGAAAAGCTATTAAGCCCGTTTGCCCTGTTTGCATACAAGCACCACAGGGGCGATATGAGTAGCGCAGCTAAAGAGTTGTATGCAAGCGGTTACGGTGATAGGGTTAAAGTTGAACCTCCTATTGTATTAACAAACGAAACAAAACCAATAATTGAGCGGAGTGAGTTTCCTTTGGATGTATACCCGCTATCAATACGGAATTACATAACTGAATGCAATAGGACGTTAGGGCATAGCGTAGATTACATGGGTAGCGGTTTACTTTGGATGTTATCGGTAATTATTGGCAACAGTCAAAAGGTAAAAGTTAAAAACGGTTGGACTGAATGCGTGGTTATTTGGATTGCGGTTGTGGGTCGTGCTGGTGTTGGTAAGACCCCAGCCATCAATAGTATTATTAGCCCCTTAGTAGATGTTAACAGCCGAGAAATACGCGAATATAGGAAGCTAAAAGAGAAATATGAAGCCTACGAAAAGCTAAATAAAGATGACAAGGCTAACGCGGTGGAGGTAAGAAAACCTAATCGCGGTCAATTTATTGTGAACGATGTAACTATTGAAGCCCTTGTAGAATTGCATGATGAAAACCCTAACGCGGTCGGAGTGTTCAAAGATGAATTAGCGGGATGGATTAAAGACATGAATAAGTACCGCGCTGGTGGTGACTTGGAGTTTTGGCTTTCATCATTTAGCAATAGCCCAGCATACACAACCCGTAAAACAGTAAGGGATAATTATATCCATAGCCCTATTATTCCTGTGCTTGGTGGTATACAACCAGCGGTATTAAACCAAGTGTTTACAGATGAATATAGGGATAACGGTTTTAGTGATAGACTACTACTTTGCTATCCCGATACGCAAGTAGAAAGATGGAACGAAAACGAATTGAACGATGAATTGCTGCAATGGTATAGCGATTACATACTAAGCCTGTACGGTCACATTCGAAGTGAAATAAAAATGAATGAGGACGGTGATGTAATGAGTAATTATGTAAGATTTAGTAAGGGGGCAAAAGTAGAACTTGCCCGTATTATGAATAAGATTACAGACCGTCAAAATAGCGAAGATGAAACGGAAGCAACAAAGACCATACTTCCAAAGCAAAAGACCTATTTACCACGTTTCTCAATCCTGTTGCACGTTTTAGATTGCTACGATAACGGAGTAGATTTTAACAGCGAAATTGAGCAACAAACTATTTTGAATGCTGAAAGGTTAGTAGACTATTTTATTTGCATGGCTGAAAAGGTAATGCAAGACGGGCAAGCATACAGCAAGCTAAAGGCAAGCGCAAACGATAAGGTTGTTAAAACAGATGCCGACAAATTCGCAACCATGTACGCGGCTAATCCAAAGCTAAACAGAGTAGAAGCCGCTGGATTATTAAAGGTAAGCCGCTCACAGATTTACAACTGGATAAAGCAAATAGACAATGCAGCTTAGACTCTATCAAACGGAAATAAGCAACCAAGCGGCAACCATACTACAAAGCCGTAAAATGGTTTACTTGTCGATGGAAGTGAGGACTGGTAAAAGTTTGACCGCTTTTGCAACGCTTCAAAATGTAGGCGCAAATAGATGCTTATTTGTAACCAAAAAGAAAGCAATACCCAGCATACAAAACGATGCGGAGTTAATCGGGTTTGATGCGGAGGTGGTGAACTATGAAAGTTTGCACAAAGTAAAAGAACGATTTAAGTATATCGTGATAGATGAAGCACATTGCATTGGAGCGTTTCCAAAGCCATCAATACGTGCCAAGCAATTACGGTCAATGATAGACCAAAATAGCTACGTGATTCTGCTTAGCGGTACGCCAAGCCCCGAAAGTTACAGCCAGCTATTCCATCAATTTTGGGTGCATCCACTTAACCCGTTCGCAGCATACCCAAACTTTTACAAGTGGGCTAATTCCTTTGTAAACAAAAAGGTGAAATACATAGGCACAGGGCAAACCACGAACGATTACAGCGATGCACGTTGGAAGGACATTGCAATGTATGTCAAGCCTATAATGCTAACGTATACTCAACAGCAAGCTGGCTTTACTACTACCATTATTGAGGACATTCTAACCGTTCAAATGAAACCATGCACGTACGCGATGGCTAAGGCGGTAATGTCTAACGGCATTTATGAAGGTAAGACCGACGTAATACTTGCCGACACGGGCGTTAAGATGCAGTCTAAAACGCATCAAATTTATAGCGGTACTGTGATAGGTGAGAACGGTACTTACTCTTTTGATGACACTAAGGTCAAAGCAATACAGCGAAAATTCGCTAATAGGAAAATTGCCATCTTCACAGTTTACCAAGCGGAAGCCGACATGATTAGGTCGCTTATTCCTAATTGCGTGAACACACCCGAAGCGTTCAATGAAGACCCAACCGCAACCTATGTAGGTCAAATAAGGTCGAGCCGCGAGGGGGTAAACTTATCCTCCGCTGACTGCTTAGTGTACTACAATATAGAGTTTAGCAGCCTAAGCTATTTGCAAGGGCGCGATAGGGCAACAACTAAAGACCGTACTATTCCGCCTGAGGTTTGGTTTATTATGGCGGAGAATGGTATTGAGTTAAAAATATACAACACGGTTATGAATAAATCAGATTTCACCCATGCTCATTTTAAGAAATGGAAAGCCACTACCAACGTAAGCTAAAGACCAAAGCTGAAAGTTTAGGCTGGTTGGTTATAAAGATAATTAGATCAAGCGTAAACGGCTATCCCGATTTGATGCTATTGCACCCCAACAGACCAACGATATTTATTGAGGTAAAAGATACGGGCGGCAAACTATCACCAGTACAGGAGTACAGGATAAAGGAACTACAAGCTAAAGGGTTTATCGCATTGGTAAGTTATCCCGAAACGTACGAAGAAACTTTATTTTCAATTTTGTCACATTCGCGCTAACTACTAACTAATTAAGACCTAAATTCGCTGAATGAAACTTAAAGACATAACAGACCCAAAATATGGAAGCTACAAGGTTGGCGTACCGTTTCAACACGGCAACGGAAACGTGTACGAAATACACGGCTACAACATTAAGCACAAATGCCATAGCTTGCTGAATGTAGGCACAGGAAAATTTGAAGTAATGAATGATAACGAAATAACCAAATGACACAGGAAAGCAAAACGCAGCTTGTCACAATTCTGCACAACCTTGAGATTGAAACTGGCGCAAATCTGCGCAAACTAATTCAAGAAGTGGAAGCCATTAAGGTAGAACCAATTTACTCACGAGAAGATGTCGATATGAAAATCTTTGACGCAGTAGAAAAAGTGACTGGAATTAACGCCATTCGTTTAATATCAAAAAACCGCATACGAAAATACTCCGACACGAGAGCAATGGTGGTATTCTTTTTGCGAGATTACGGTTTTACGTTTATGGAAATTGGAATGATACTGAACAGGCACTATTCAACCGGGATACACTTGAATACCGTTCACAACGTAATGGTTAAGCAAGACAAAGAATACTTCGAAACATTTAATCAAATCGCTGCACTAATCAACAAAAAAAATACTAATTTAGCCAAATGAAAAGAGGAAGAAAAAAATACGCCTATGCTGCAAGCAAGCATGGACACCAACCAATTCAATTTGAGGGCAGTTTAAAGGACTTTGCACGTATGGTTGGAGCAACGGCACACGTGACCGCCTTTCGGTTCTTTCCATGTCAGGTTAACGGGTGGAATTGCAGCAGAATTCAGTACGTTCAAAAGTGGGTTAAAACAGAAACCGATAACGATTAAACCATGCACCCAATAATTCTACTCATTCCAATTTCAGTAGCCGCCATTGCTTCGGTTATTGCCGTAGTTCAAAGGCTGGAGATTGATAGCCTAAAAAGAAAGCAACACGAACTGAGAAAGGCAAATGATGACTTGACCTTTACGGCAAACGTGGCTAAGTTTGGAAACAGCGAACTAAAGAAGTTACTCGAATCGTCAAACCTAGCCATCAAATCTTTGGAGTTCAAATGCAAAGAAAGCAGACAAGACTACAAAGACCTTATTGCCATGCCAAGACGTGAACGGGATGCTTTGATAAAGGAATTGAGGGCTAAAAAGTGATTGAACAACTCTACAACACTCTGCGAAATGACCGCGAGCTGATGACGTTTGCTAAGCAAATTGCTGGCGATAAGTGGGAGGACGTTGTACAGGAAATAGGAATAGTATTGTGCGCCAAAACAGAACCAGAATTGCAAAAGCTAATTCCTTATTATCGCTTTTGGTGCATACGAACTATGTCCAACATGATAAGCCCAACTGGAATAATAGGGCGCAAAGAATCAAAGATTGACCGCAATGTAGACGTTACTAATCTGTTTGAATCGTTACAAGATACGGATGCCAGCGAGGACATTGACACCGCTAAACAGGCCAATGTAATACTCGACACGTTTACATGGTACGAACGGGAACTGTTTAGAGAATACGCTTTGCAGGGTTCGCTTCGCAAAGTATCTTTAGCAACCAAAATACCGCTAATGTCGGTGCATCAAACCGTTTACAAAGTGAAAACTATAATCAAAAAGAAATTAAAATGATACTAATTTTAGCAGGGGCATTGATGGCAATTGTCGCAATGGCAATTACCCAAGTCACAAAGCAAATACCCTACAAGCCTTTTAACTGCGAGATGTGCATGACCTTTTGGCTATCTACTATCTTTGCAGTATTGAACTACCTACCTACTGAATGCGTTGTGTTTATAGGCATGGCATTATTAACCCGTCAAACACTTTGGAGATTATGGCCTACGATGTTTTAACGGAGGAAGAAATGCAATGGTTGGAGGAACACCGCGAAACGATACTATTGTTTGCAAGTGGTGATTTTTCTGGTCACGTTAGTATTGATGACAGGGGCATCTATCACAATTTGGCGCAAAGGATTGTAAAGTTTAATTTTATGGTGTGTTGGACTTGTGGTTCAAGTATTCAGCACATAGGTAACTATATTAAAAACGGATTACAATGGCGCTAATTGCAATGGCCGTATTTGATACGGAGGAAAACGGGAGGACTGAATACACTGCCAAAACATTAGAAACACTTTACTTAACGGTCAACACCCGTAAGCACCGCATTGTAATAGTAGACAATGGCAGTTGCGAAGCAACCCAAAATCTACTAACAAAAACCGCACGCATTGAAGTGATACGCCTGCATGAGAATATCGGAACTGCTAAGGCGGTCAACAAGGCATGGCAGCTACGCAAAGATGGCGAGCATTGCATTAAGATGGATAACGATGTTGTGATACATCAAAGCGGATGGGTAGACCAAATGGAGCGAGCAATTGCAATAGATCCTACTATTGGCATTATCGGGCTAAAGCGAAAAGACTGCTGGGAAGAACCAAGCCGCACAGACTTTTACCAAAGCAAGCTGCAAATGTTGCCGCACGTGCCAGGCGAACCGTGGCTAGTTGTTGAACGGGTCAATCACGTGATGGGTACGTGTCAAATGTTTAGCAGCGCACTACTGGACAAAATAGGCTACCTTTACCAGCCGCGTCTGTACGGATTTGATGATGCGCTTGCAGCGGTTCGATGCCAACAGGCAGGCTACTACTCTTGCTTCTTACCACATATTGAGATTGACCACATTGACACGGGTGCAACGGCATACCAAGGATGGAAAGAGAAACACGCAGGCGAGGACATGGCAGAATTTAACCGATTAAAACACGGTTACATGGATGGTTCAATTAGTATTTATTCAGACGCGACATGGTAGTAATTACAAACATTTACAAACCGTTTGCAGGAACGGATAGAATGATTGCATCGTTTGAGAAAAACGGGCATGAGGTAGCCGTTAACACTATTCCAACAGGCAACGGTGCGATTATGCGCGGCCTATACGAATGCTACAAACGGGCGGTAAGCGGTCACGAGCATTTCATTTATGCAGATGCAGCGGATACTATTTGCCAACGCAACTTTGATGGCGAACTACCAAACGATTACTTACTATGGTCAACAGAGAAAGCCTGTTATCCTTACGAAGATAGGGCAGCATTATACAAGTTCGCACCAAAAATGAAAAGCCCGTGGAGGTACTTAAACAACGGTATATATGGAGGTCGTTTGGATATGGCTATCGAGTTCTTTGAGCGTTACGGATTGCACAAACTCCACGACCATGCAAATGGGCAAGCGGAGGTTATGGACGCTTACCTACAAGCGCAAAAGGACAATTTTCCTATTAAGTTGGACACGTCATGTAAGCTATTCCAATCAATAGCATTTGACCACGACCCGAAACGCAACGGACACCCAATCCACGAACACGGCTATGAGGGTATTGACTTCAAAATAGAACAAGGATTAGTTAAAAACGTGCTAACTAAAACAACGCCAGCGGTTCTGCATGGCAACGGGTTAACGCCAATGGGATGGATACTATGAAAGAAACAGCAATAATAGGAGCAGGCGGCTTTGGCAAGGAAGTAAAGGAATGGGCATTAAGTTCGCAGCTTATCCCTTGCCGTCCTTTTTTGTTCTACGTTAGTGACCACATGGCAAAAGCACCTAACAGACCATTGTCGCAGTTAGACTTTGAAAGGTCAAACGCGGTTATAGCAATAGGCGACCCCAAAGCACGTAAGGCAATAGCCCTATCAATACGACCACAGCAAAAATTTGTAAACGTTATTCACGACACGGCTATAATCGCAAGTAAACACGGAGATGGTTGCGTGTTTTGTCCTTACTCCGTTATCACAGTAGACTGCACAATAGGCAACCACGTACAGTTGAACCTACACAGCGACATTGGACACGACTGCGTTATAGGTGACTACGTAACGCTTGCACCCAGCGCGAGGGTATCGGGTAGGTGCAACATAGGCGAGGGGGTTTATATCGGTTCTAATGCAGTAATTCGCGAAGGGGTTAGTATTGCAGCTTGGTCAATTATTGGAGCAAATTCCGTAGTTTTGCATAATATTACGGAACAGGGTACTTATGTAGGTTCACCAGTTAAGCGAGTAAAATAATAGCTATGCACCCAACACGGATATTTAAGCACCCAGACGAGCTACTCGAAGCCTTTAGGGGTTATGTGGAAAACTTGAAATTAGAAGCGCATAGCTGGCCTAAAGTTCAGTATGTCGGAAAAGATGGGGCGCAAGTAATTGACTATCCTAAAATGCCTTTTACGTTTGAAGGGTTCAAAAGATATTGCTATTTTAATCATGGCGATGTTAGTGAGTATTTCCTCAATAGAGAGGGGTATTACAACGACTTTACCACTATCTGTTCACGTATAAAGGAATGGATACGCGAAGACCAAATAACAGGAGGGCTACTTGGTAACTACAACCCAAGCATAACCCAACGTCTAAACGGGCTATCTGAAAAGACGGAGGTAAACGCTACCATTGAACAAAGCCCGTTCAAATCATTGCTACTAGATGTTCCAACGGACAACAGCACAAAGTAAAATAGCAGCCTTACGTAAGCGCGTAAGGGTAGTACAAGGCGGCACAAGTTCGAGCAAGACGTTTACCATAATACCGATGCTAATTACCTATGCCATCGAAAACAAGGGCGTGGAAATTAGCGTAGTATCTGAATCAATACCACATTTACGAAGGGGGGCAATACGTGACTTTTTAAAAATTATGGTAGACATTGGCAACTACAAAGAAGCCAACTGGAATAGGACAACGTTAACCTACGTATTTAACAGCGGTTCGTTTATCGAGTTCTTTAGTGCAGACCAAGGCGATAAGCTAAGAGGTGCAAGACGTGACGTTCTGTTCGTGAACGAAGCGAACAACATAAGCTGGGAAGCATACCACCAACTAAGCATTAGGACAAGGCGGTTTATCTACATTGATTACAACCCGACCGCTGCATTTTGGGCGCATACCGAATTGATAGGCAAGCCCGATACCGACTTTGCCATCCTAACCTATAAGGATAACGAAGCGTTAGAGCCTGCCATCGTTAAGGAAATTGAAGCGGCAAGGGACAAGGGGGCAACGTCAAGCTATTGGGCGAACTGGTGGAGGGTATACGGGCTTGGTGAGGTAGGCAGCTTGCAGGGCGTTGTGTTCAAAGAATGGCAGCAGGTAGACAAGATGCCCACGACATACAAGTGGAAGGCATACGGGTTAGACTGGGGTTTTACAAACGACCCTACCAGCTTTGTGGAGGTATGCGAATTTGAGGGCAAGATATATCTAAACGAAATCCTGTACGAAACAAGCCTAACCAATAGCGACATTGCGGCTAAGCTATCTAACTACAAGCAATGGGAGATTATCGCAGACAGCGCAGAACCTAAAAGCGTGGAGGACTTGCGTAGGCATGGCTTTAGAATTAGAGGGTGCAAAAAGGGAGCGGACAGTATTCGCATAGGCTTAGACAAGATGCAACAGCAACCGCTAATGGTTACCAGCAGCAGCCTTAACCTAATCAAAGAACTACGGGGCTACATTTGGCAAATGGATAAGACAGGGGCAACTACTAACGACCCGATAGGCTTAGACCATGCTATTGATGCTGCGAGGTATTGCATAATGGAGAAACTAAACGCCAGAAGCGGCACATATTCAGTCAGATGAAAATAGGTTACATAACACATAGTGAAGACGTAGGAGGAGTTGAATACCACAGGCTATACAAACCGCTATCCCTTTTAGGCTTAGACGTTACGCGGTGCATTGGAGTAGACAAGGACATACTACTACAGGGGTTTGACGTGATAGTATTTAACCGTTGTATGCCATGCGTTAAGCAGACCGAACTGATAAACGACTTAAAGCGCGAAGGGGTGTATGTCATTTGCGACTTAGACGATACTTGGGTACTAGATGGCGGTCACTACCTAACCAAAGAATGGGAAAGGGGCAATCTTAAATCCCGTATTATTGGGGCGGTTTTAGAATCGGACGAAATTTGGGTAACGCATCAACACCTTGCTAACCAAGTTAAGAGGGTTAACGGCAACGTTCACATCATGCCCAATGCTATTGACACGACCGACACGCAATGGCAACCGCACCACAACGGTAACGGGCGCATTGGATGGGTTGGAGGTATTACGCACGTGAACGACCTGCTCAAAACGATTAAAGCGTGGGGCGAAGTTGAGCCTGTTATTTGCGGCTACCAGGAGAGTGAACCCGAATGGCAAAGGTTAAGCGACAAACTGCCTGCTACCTACGTGAAGGGTTTAGACGTATGGAACTACTCCCAACTATACGAGCAGTTTGATATAGCAATTGCACCGTTAACAGGGTCAAAGTTCAACACGTACAAAAGCAATTTGAAGATACTCGAAGCTGGGGCAAAGGGCAAGCCGATATTTGTGCAGGATATGCACCCGTATACGGATAAGACCGTAGGCGTTCACCACGTTACCAACTGGACTGATGCAATAGCAGAAGCTAAAGCTATGAGCAGCCAACAGATACAAGAGGAGGGGGCTGCACTACGTGAATATGTCGTGACAAATTACGACCTTTGCAAAATTAACGAACTAAGATTAAGCCGATTACTATGAAGATTAGCGTACCTAAAGCATGGAGTGGGGTTACTGTTGGGGAATACCAATCGATTAGGCAGCTACTCAAAGAAGATGCAGACCCGTACTTAACAGAATGCGCTATAATTAGCACGTTGTCCAACACGGATATGGATGACGTTATGAAGTTAACGCGAGATGCACACGGTAAGCTAATGACTAAACACCTTGCATTCCTGTTTACAGAGGTGACTGGCAAGCTAAAGAACCGGGTTAAGTTAGCTGGCAAGTGGTACTACATCGAAACAGACCTTAAGAACATCACAGGAGGGCAGTACATCGACCTTACGCATTTCATGAAAGATGAGAATGTAGACGGCAACCTACACAACCTTATTGCCTGCCTGTGCGTTCCATTAAAGTGGGGCATTTGGAAACAACCATACAACGGAAAGAATCACAGCGAAGTAGCTAACCATTTGCGCGGACTGCCAATTACCTACGTGAAACCAATAACCGATTTTTTTTTATCCAGTTACATAGACTTGTTGAAAAATATCGCGGCCTATTTAATGCGAACGGGGAAGGAACTACAATCAAAGGCAATGGCGCAGCAGACCAATTCATCAACACCTACGGATGGCTTTACTCAATACACGGCCTCACGAACGGCAGGCGTGAACTTTGGGACTTCTACCTTAACATGAACGTGATTGAGTTGTTTAATACTATGACATTCTTTAAGCACATGGGTATTTACGAGCGGCAAAACGAAAGGAAGCATGGCAAGGGAATTTAGGAACATACAGGCTCAAATAGATATTTACGCTTCGCTAATCGTTCAAAGGTTAGGTGACCAATTAGATGCGAATAACACCAATGCAAGCAGTTCTCTAAAGGGAAGTATTGATTTTAAATTAAAGCCCGAAAGCAAAGGGTTTATTGTAGATGCTTTAGATTATTGGAAGGCTGTAGATGGAGGGACTCGACCGCACACGCCACCAAGAAGCGCAATATTGAAATGGCTTTCATATCCAAACGTAAGGGATAAACTACAAAAAGGTGCAAGTGATAAGGCATTTGGAGAACGTGAAGCAAACTCAATAGCTTTTTTAATACAGCGCAAAATAAGACGCGAAGGAACGAAAGGAACTAACTTTGTAAAGAACGTACTTGATACGGATTTAATAGACGAAATGGTAGGCGCAATAGCGGACGGTGCGCTACTTGACTACACGGCTATTCTCGATGGAATTATAGAGAACTACAACAGAAACAGATAGCTGCATTCTTATATTTAGGAGTATGCTGATATTAGAACAAGAGCCAAGCGAATACACGCCTGCCTACAATCAAAGTCCGTGGGTAATTAGGGAATCGGATACATCTGGAACACTTAACGATTGGCGTATGTTAATCGAAGTGTATGATGCTAACGAACCGTTAGGCGTATTGGCGGCAACCTTTACTATTCGATTTAGGGCTGGCACAGATAGGCGCGTTGTGTTTGACCCGTCACGCATATTGCAGAATATGCTAAGCTATGACCATGCGCCTTTAACATCGACCTATGCCCCGTGGGCTATTTGCGAGAATAGCATCCAATGGTATGCCCTACTTTTTTCTTCACAGAAGTACATTGCCGGTAAGTGGGTTACTCAAAACCAATTTACAAGAGGGCGAAAGTGTGTTTATAATGCTTCGATGCCTGTTTATGCTTTTATTGGCATGAGCCCAAACGAGCATGTATCATATCAAGGCAGTTCACCTGTTCCACTTACATCATACTTGCCAACTATTCGCGACATAAGCAGTACTGAAAGTATGTATGTTCACTTCCTTAGCGGAGATGAGCAAGCACCGTTAAGCATGACTTTGACCAAGTACCCATTACCTAATTTGCAAGGCACACCGCTACCTGCAGACCCCACTTGGATTAACACCTTTGGATTTACATTTACTGGGTTTCCTACGGTTGATGGTAACGAATTTACACGCAGACGGATAAGGGCAGGCGTTGGAACTAAAGACTTTGATGCAATACTTTCTCCGCCATCATTTGTAGGCGTTCAGTCTTATAAAGTGGACTTTCTAAGCACAGGGTCGGCAACACCTACTACATTCGCCTTTAACATTAACAACTGCTCAAAATACACTCCAACTCGCCTACATTGGCTTAATACGTTAGGTGGGTTTGATGCCTATACCTTTAAGCTGAAAAGCAGCGTAGAAGATGACATTAAGCGTGAAACTTATGTTCAGCAGCCCAATGTGCTAAGTAGTACGGGCAATTATGGGTATGCCTACCAAAGCAGAGGGCGCACTGAATACCATACAAGAATAGAATCTACCCAAACGATTAACAGCGACAACCTAACCGATGACGAAATGATTTACTTGCGTGGGTTAATTTCTTCGCCTGTTGTGTTTTTGGAATTTCAAACTGTATTTATAGCGGTTAATTTGGAAACAAAAACATGGAGGGAACTTCGAGGTGTGCAGGATGGCGTGTTCCAAATTGAAGTTAAGTTTAAAGCAGCGTTGGATAGCTATACACAAGCGCAATGATAGGCACCGAGGTATTTGTGGAGGGGTATCGCTTAGACGTAGCCACAGGATTAGACTTTTCGTTTAACTATTCAGTGAGCGATGTACGCGACCCTGACAAGCGGCAAACGGAGTTCACCAAAACTATACGATGCGTTGGAACGTCAAACAATAACGTGCTATTTGGCAACTTGTTTGAAGCTGACATAAGCAACCCGTTTGATATTAACACGCCAAATGCAGGAGCCAATTTTAACCCCAACAAAAAGGCAAGCGTCCAAGTATTCCACAATAGCCTACCACAGTTAGACGGGTCAATGCAGCTGCGAAATATCAAAATCACGCAGGGAAAAATTGAATATGAGGTAGTATTCATAGGGCGGTTAATCGACTTGTTTGGAGTGTGGGGTGACCAACAGCTAAACGGGCGAGATGAAGCTGGCAAACCTATAATTGACCTTCGCGACTTAAACCACGATTTAACAGAAGGCAACCAAAGTGCTACGTGGTATGCGCCTGTTGGTGTTGGCTACGTTTACCCTATGATTGACTACGGGCGAAACACTACTTTAGTTACAACATACGGCCAAAGGATATATCCAGTAGTTGACCTTCGACCTGCGCTATACGTTAAGGAGTTATGGAATAGGATATTTGCCTATGCCGATGCTACCTATGATGGGGCATTCTTTACGGATGGCGTGTTTGAACGTTTGTGTTTGCCGTGGGTTGCTGGCTTTGAATTAAGCGAAGAAGATATTTACTCTCGAAGTATATACGCAAGGCTATTCTCAACTTCGCCTATTATTTGGGACGTTGATTATACATCTGAATTGTTTCTTTTTTCCGGATGGAATCCAGTAACACAGACTCCAAGCCCGATGCCACCGGGCACATATCTATCGCATAGTGTTTTAGTATGTGATGAAGAGATAACAGACCCATCAAACCAATACACAACAAGCAGCGGTACTACTATAATAAACAAAACAGGAAAATATGTTTTAAGCGGATACTATAAAGCAAAGGCAACTCGCATAGCTTACATAGGCCCACTATTTGACAACTACATTAGTTGGGCTGCGGTTTTTGTTAATGGAGTGGTTAGAGAAAACTTAAGTTTTTGCATTATGGATTTGCCACTAACAATTTTAGAGGGTGGGCCACAAAGCGGAGAATCCATTAACAATTATACAAGTAGCGAATTAGAACTAAATGCAGGGGATTCGGTACAAATTCTTATGTACATGCAAGGCTTTCCAGGCATTGAGAATGAGTTTGATTTTCGTTTATTAGATGGAGATTATCACTTAGATGCCGTACATACTGATTTAGCTTACGGTAATACCGTATACATGAATTTCGGGATGCCAGAGGTTACCATTAAAGACTTCTTTTTGGGCATTCTCAAAATGTTCAATCTGTACATGACCCCATCAAAAACAATTGATAGGCATTACACATTTGAAACCCGTGACCAATTCTATAATAACGGGGTTCTGTTAGATTGGACATACAAATTAGACCGTAGCAAAACCGTTACCACTACTCCTATGGGTTTGCTTTCGGGTCGTGAGTACGTCTATACATATTCAGAAGATGGGGACTACTACAACCAACGCTACCAAAACAACTATGGCAAGGTATACGGTAATAGAACGCTGAATATAGATAACGACTTTGTTCCAGAGCAAAAGGAAACAAGTGTAGTATTTAGTGCCACCCCGTTGGTTAACGATGGAATAACCAGCCGCATCATTCCTAAAATATACGATGCCGACATAAGCGAAGGGGCAAAGCAAACCGATGCCAACATTCGTATTTTGTATTATGGCGGCATGATTACAAGCGAACCAACGTGGGCGCATCAAATAGTTACAGGCACAGTAATAAGCTACGATAACTACCCATACGCTGGGCATTGGGACAACCCGATAACGCCAACATTGGATATTAACTTTGGGATGTTGCAAGAGTTGTTTTACCAATCAAACGGTTCAACAGGAACGGTGCAAGTAACCAACAATAACCTATTCAAAGCCTACCACGAAAGGCAGTTTCTTGAAATAGCAAGCAAGGATAGCAAGCTAATTTCTGCGATGTTCTATTTAACCGAATTGGACATTCAGCAACTTGACTTTAGGAATACGATACTAATTGACCAAACCTACTACAGGCTTAACAAGGTAATTGACTACAACCCATTTAAGACGGGGCTAACTAAGGTCGAACTATTTAAGGCAGGGGATATTACTATTGAAGATGCGCAGGCTGAAAACATAAACGATGCAGGGCAGTTTGGTTTTGGCAAGATGGCTGAGAACGCACCCAAGCAAGCAAGCAAGCGGCTACTTAACGGCAACCAATACGAACCGTTTCAAGGCAAGGTAATCGGGCGCGAAAACGTAGTAAGTCCTAACGCGTCAGGCTTTTTTGTGCAAGGTGACAATAACAAGGTAGGCGCAAGTAAGAACGTCACTCTAATTGGCTCAAATAACGTGATAGCTAATGGCGTGGAGAACGTGACCGCTATCGGAGTAAGCAACCAAAATATTACGCAAAGCAATACGGTAATCAATGGTAGCGGTGGGGTGCAGGTGGCAACGCTTGAATTAACAAGCGCACAGATATTAGCACTAAACACAACGCCTGTTTCTTTTGGAATTACCGTTCCATCGGGTTACTATTTACGTGTGTTGGGGTGTGATGGGTATTTAGACTACAATACAATTACCTACGCAACTAACGGAAATTTACTAATTAGAACCGTTGGAACTACTGATCCACAAGCTGGATGGACTGCCATTCAATTTCTATTTGCGACAACAGACCGATATTCAACAAGCACGTTAACATCGGGAACAAGCATAACGTCAAACCAACTAATAAGCGGTGCAGACGTTGAAGCGTTCGTATCAATAGGTAACCCGTTATTAGGAAATAGTACCGCTAAACTTTATTTAACCTATATGCTAATTCCTATCTAATGGCCGAAACTAAAACAATAATTATTGACTTACAATTAGACAGCTCGGAGGTAAAGAGCGAGTTTAAGGTAGTTGATAAGCAGCTAGATGAAACGAAAGACCGAGTAAAAAAGCTAAAGACCGAAACGGATAAGACTTCGCAGTCTATGAGCCAAGGCTTTACAGCAGGCGCAGGCGCAGCGGCTTTAATACCGGGCCCGATTGGACAAGCGGCAGCGGCAGTAGGTGGGTTAAAAACTGCTTTTGATGCAGTAAAGGCTTCACTTGTTGGCGTTCGCATTGCATTGGTTGCTACGGGAATAGGTGCGTTTGTGGTAATTGTTGGAACGTTGGTAGCCTACTTTATGAATACCGAAAAGGGAGCGCAGTCTTTACGTGTGGCAATGGCTGGGCTTGGTGCTGTTGTAAGCAATTTAGTAGACGGATGGCTTGGGTTTGTTAAGGCCGTTGGTTCCTTTTTAACCCTAGACTTCAAAGGTGGCATTGATAACATCAAACAATCCTTTAATTCATTCACCGTTGGATTAGTTGAAAATACAGCAGCAGCCGTAAATAATGCAAAAGCCTTAAATGATATTGGAGTTGCTGAAGGTAAATTAAATGAAACAAGGGCAAAGTCTAATTTAAAAATAACCGAAGCGCGACTAATTGCGGACGATTTAACCAAGTCTACTGAAGAACGAATTGAAGCCATTAAACGTGCTGCTGAATTTGAAGAAAAGGTTGCTGCGCAGGAGTTAAAAATTGCCGAACAAAAAGCTAAAATATTAGCTGCCAATGTAGCAGCGCAAGTAGACGCTGGAGAAGAAGAAAAAAGGATTGCAAGCGAAGCTGCTGTTCGTGTTTACCAACTTCAAAATGAAGGATTAAAAAGAGAAAAGAGTCTTAATTCTGAAATACAAGGATTAAAAAATGAACAGGAAGGCAAGGATAGGGAACGGGATGCATCGAGGTTAGCAAAAATAAAAGAACGGAATGATGCTGAACTAGCACTAGCTAAAAAACTAGAAGAAGAAAAAGCGGCTATAGCAGAAAGTAATTATAAAATAGCTGAAAAGCAAGCTGAAAACGCGGTTAAAATTGCTGAATATACAGCAGAAAGGTTAGCTATTACAGAAGAAGAAGAATTAAAGCTTAAAATACAAAGGGCTTTAGATGCTGAAAAATTAAAGTTTCAAGCGGTAAATGAGGCCATAATGCAACAGCAAGGAGACAGGCAGTTGATACTTGATGAAGCAGAAGCAGCGGAGGAGTTATACCTACGTGAGCGAATGATTATAAAGGGTGAAATTGAAACCGAGTATTATGCAAAAAAGCTAGCTGAAGCAACTAAAAATGCAGATGATATAGCAGCAGCAGAAAAAGCAGCGGCAGAAAAGTCATTAGCAGCAACACAAAAGATTAACGCGGCAAGGATAAGCGCGGCAACTAACGTAGCAGGGGCATTGGGTGCAATTGGTCGCTTAATGCAACAACAAGGGCAAGAAAACACGGCAGCAGCTAAAACGTTGGCAGTTGCTGAAATTGCCATAAGTACAGCAGTAGCGATTGCAGGGGCGATAAAAACAGCAACTCAAGGAAGCGCAACCCCGTGGGATATGATAGCAGGCATTGCAGCAGGCATTGCAGCCGTAGTTGCTGGCATAGCTTCGGCAACGGCTATACTTGACACAGCAGACGTTCCTGGCCCAAGCGCGGCAGGTGCAATGAGTTCAGTTGCCGCATCAGCCCCAACCATAACCCCCGTTACAACTAACACGACCCAATTAGGCAACACGCAGCAGGCAGAACTACAACCAGTGCAAGCCTACGTAGTTGAAACGCAGATAACAGGCTCACAAACAAACATTAACCAAATTGAATCACAGTCCACTTTCGGAGGTGGGTAATACTTAACAACATGGAAAAGAAATTAGTACACCTGACTATTGACGAATTAGACGATGAAACACGCGTTGAAAAGGTATCGTTTGTAGATGACCCTGCGATTAAGCGCGACTGGATGGCGTTCAGCAAGCAGCCGCACCAATTCAAAATACAGGACGCAAGTAGGCGCATAGTATCGGGCGCGCTAATGGTAGCAGGGCAACCCATCTACAGGCGTTCAAAGGATGGTGAAGAATACTACGTGCTATTTAGTGAAGATGCTATTAAGAAGATAGTATACAAGTTTATGCGCGAAGGGCGGTTATCGGAGGTCAATCAAATGCACGACACCGATGTAAAAGACGTTTTCATGTTTGAAAGTTTCATCATTGATAGCACACGCGGAATTAAGACTCCAGAGGGGTTTGAAGCCTTGCCAGACGGATCGTGGTTTGGTTCGTTCAAAGTGGACAATGATGACACGTGGGCAAAGGTAAAAGATGGCACGTTTCGCGGCTTTAGCGTGGAGGGCATATTCGATGAAGCTGTAGAACGCACACTCGATGAAAGCATCATTCGCGAAATAATGGAGCAAATCAAATAGGCAAATGGTACACTTAGCAAGTTTTATCTATTTACAAAAAAACAGACCATGAACATAAGCGAAGAAATAAAGGCAAAAATGCCCTTGATTAAGAAGCTACTGTTTGGCAACGTGGAGAAATTCATTGATGCAAAACTTGTAGATGGCACGTTAGTACGTATTGAACCCGAAGTAGCGGTAGGCGCAATGGTTCAAGTTATTGGAGCAGATGGCGAGTTATTGCCTGCACCCGATGCACAACACCAACTCGAAGATGGCAGCGTAGTAGTAACAGAGGGAGGTTTGATTCTTGAAATTATCGCAGCACCCGAAGAAGTGGTAGAAGTGGATGAGGTTATGGAAGCTGCACCTGCTGCACCTGCGCCATCGTTTAACATGGAGGACATCCAAAAGGCTGTGATGGGCAAAGTTGCAGGAGCAATTACCGAGCGCATCAACAACCTAAAATTTGCAAGCGTTAACGAGGTGGCTACTTTGAGAAAAGAGAATGCCGACCTTAAAAGCGCAGTGAGTGAGTTGGCTAGTTTGTTTGAAAAGTTCGTTGCAACACCAACAGAACAACCAACCAAAAAGGTAGCTAATTACTTCAAGACTGAAGAACCAAACGACAACTTAAACAAATGGCTTGCAATGCGTAAGCCTAAAAACTAACAATATAAAAAACAAGAAAACATGGCAAGTGCTTTTAATGTAGCTGGTTTGGTTAACTATATCGAAGAGAATGCGTTTCCTTTGATGGCAGCAACCGTTAACTCTGCTAAAATGATGAATTTGGTTGAGGTAATTCCTAACGTGAAGACCCAAACAAAACTACCTTTGCTTTCGCAATCGGTATATTTCCAAGCTGACGGATGTTCTTTTGATGCAAGCGGTACTACCGTTTTCACACAAAGAACATTGACTCCTGGAAAGTTTAAGGTTAACGTTGAATGGTGTCCAAAAGATTTGGAAACTAAATTCTTCGCAACCAAAATGAGAGCAGGTTCGCACATGGAATCTGTAGAGCCTGCAGAGGTTTTCGCTAAGATGACCGAGAACTTGCTTGCTCAAGTTGGTTCTGAAATCGACAAGTACATTTGGCAGGGTAGCGTTTCTGCACCAAGCGCAAACAATGGCGCGTTTTGGGATGGTTTCATTACCACCATCGGGTCGGGTTACATCAATGCAAACCTTGGAGGTACTCCATTGACAACTGCATTCACAGCAACCAACGCACAGGAGATGGCTTTCCGTTTGTACAACTCACTTGCCACAGCAGGTTTGACTTCAAAGGATGACCTTATCGGATTCGTTGGATATGACACTTACGCGGTATTGGTTCAAGCTTTGGTAGTAGGCGGTTCAACTTACGGTACTGTTCTTAATGCAGGCGTTAAAGGTTCTGTTGACACGGACGCAGCCGAAGGTCTTATCTTCAACGGTATAAACCTGAAATTCATTCCAGTTCAAGGATTGACGGGAACTAAGAAAGTGTACGCAGGTTCTGCATCACAGTTCTTCATCGGTGTTGACGCTGAATCAGACTTCTCTTCTTTGGAGGTATGGTACTCGAAAGATGACCGTAAAGTAAAAGCTGCATTGGAAATGAAGGTAGGCACACAGGTTGCTTTCCCTGCTGAAATTGCTGCAATCGTTCTTTAATTAACACAGGGGTCGGGCTACGGTTCGACCCCTATTTAAACACCTAAAAAAATGTGCTTATTAACACAGGGATTTACCTTAGGCTGCAAAGAGGATATAGGTGGTATTAAATCTATTCGCTTTGCTACTTATGCAAATTACATCGCAATGAATGCATCCGTAACTACTGGAGCGATAACATCGTTTTCAGCGGCTACTCAATCATTCAGAAAGTACGAATTGACAAAAGAGGAGAGTATGTTTAGCGATGACCCAACAGCAGGCAATCGTAACGGATCACTTCACTACGTGCCATCTTTGACTTTTATCCTTCGCAAGCTGGATGTAGCCAAGCGTAACGAAATGCAACTACTTGCAAAGAATCGCGTGGTAGCTATTATCGAAACAAACGAAGCAACCCCTCAGTATTGGGTGGCAGGATACGCAAACGGATTGGACTTTGCAAGCGGTACGGGTTCCACAGGAACGGCCTTTGCAGATTTGAACGGTTACACTATGACGTTTAACGGCTTAGAACCGAATCCAATGCTATCTATACCGTCTACTCTATTGGCAAGTATTACCGCCTAAACGGTTACAAATACACTAAAAGAAGCCCTGCTATTAGTGGGGCTTTTTTTTTGAAACAGAAAGCAACTTTTTTATATTTACTCAAAACAACCCAATGGCAACTACAATAACAAACGCTACTTTGACCGTAACAATTACGGAAGCGGTTAGCCTTAACAACAAAAGCTACGGCAACTCTAATACGCTTACCATTCCAAGCATAAACGAAGTTGACCAACGCATTCTAACCATACCAACCAGCGAGGTGACCGTGGTTAAATATGACACGGCAAATGCCGCTGGTACATTTGTGAGAACAGCGGTTAAATACCTTCGCATTACGAATAAAGATGACACCAATTTCATTAGCTTAAATATATCAGATGGTTCTGATCACTATTGGGTTAAACTCGAAGCTGGCAAATCGTTTGAACTACACAACGGACTTATTGAAACGTCTAACACCTTCAGCGCGTGGGCAAACATTAGCGAAATTAGTGCAATAGCAGACACCGCAGCAGTTGATATTGAGTATTTCATCGCGTTAACCTAATGGTTAGGATAACTAAAGGGCAAGCGAATTTGGTAATAGTAACCACGACCGAGAAAGGAAGTGCAGCACATTACTTGTTTGCCTTTAATAACCTAACTTCTAACCAAACGAAATACTGCATTGCAGACGATACAAGCGCGTTTCAGGATAGGTATAATGCTTTTACAATAACGGAAACGGCAACGCCAACGCCTACTAATGCACAGGTTACTTTGACTTTGGAGGGCGAATATAAATATACTATCTACGGGCAAGCAAGCGCAAGCAACTTAAACCCAGCAGGATTAACAGCATTTGAAACTGGTATGTGCATAGTCACAGGAACAACAACAGCAACCCCGACATATACGGGCAACGATAACCAAGTAATAAGCGTGTACAATGGGTAGGACAGCCGTATCAGTATTGGAGTTTGCAGCTCACAAAGTTCCCGAATTTAAGGAGCAAGCTACCAAAGATTGGATTTTGTACGGTACTGACCCGGAATGGTTAAACCGCTATCCTGACTACCTACTCTACATTTACGACCGTTCAGCTAAGCACTACGCTATTGTGAACGGCAAAGTAGACTACGTTATCGGGCAAGGTGTGAGCGTTAACGATAGGGGCTTAAACACGGAACAAGTTGCTAAACTCAACAAGTTTATTGAAGAACCAAACCCGATGCAGAATCTTAATGAGATTATTGCACAATGTTCTTTAGATTTGGAGATTTTCGGAGGGTTTGCTTTGGAGATTTTGTACGATAAGAAAGGAAACATGGCTGAAATATACCATGCTGAATTTGCGAAGTACAGAATAAGCAAAGACTACAACACATTCTACCATTGCGCGGACTGGAAAAAACCAAAGGCCGACAACATAACGTCAATTCCTGCCTTTGATTGGAACAAACCAAGCGGCAAACAATTACTTTATATTAAGGCATACCACCCAAAAGCTGACTACTATCCTTTGCCGCCTTATTTGGGTGCAATACCTTACATTGAGTTGGATAGTGAGATTGCTAACTTCCATTTAAACAGCGTTAAGAACGGGTTTATGGCTGGCACAGTGTTCAGCTTTAATAACGGGCAACCAACGGAAGAAGAACAGGAGAATATTGAGGAGAAGATAGAAGCTAAATTTAGCGGCACGGATAACGCCAACAAGATACTCTTACTATTTAACGATGCAAAGGAGCAAGGCGTTGAAATTGCCGCCTTAAATTCTAACGGGTTTGAAGATAGGTTTGATATACTAAACAAGACCGTACAGCAAGAGATATTCAGCGGCCATAGGGTAGTAGACCCTGCGCTGTTTGGCATCAAGGAAGAAGGAGTGTTTAGCGGTCGCACACAAATACGCGATAGCTATGAACTATTCAAGAACACGTACATACGTGCAAGGCAGTTGTTTATTATTGACATCTTTAATGAGTTAGCAGCGTTAAATGGCTTTGAAAAACGCCTATCTATCATTGAAAGCGAACCAATTTCGGAGGGTTATAGCGAGCAGACAAAGGTTAGCGTTATGACACGTGATGAGATTAGGCAGGCAGTAGGTTTACCGCCTTTAGAGCCTGCTCAAATTGCCACGGAATTAAAACTTGCAGCTGAAGATAATGATGGCGAAAACCGAATAGCAGAAGCATTTGGCGCAACTGGCATATTGTTAAGCGAATGGGAGGTAGTAAAGCCACTTAGACATTGCCATTTCCAAAACGAAAAGGAATGGATGGCTTTCGAAGATAACGTTAAAAAATACGGGTTCGAATCCGACCCCTTTTTAATGGGCATATTAGACCAGATTAAAGAAAACCCGATAGTAACCTACGCGGCTATTGCTGAATTGCTTGGCACTTCTGTTGATGTTGTAGCGCAGGGTGTGATAGAATTAGCGCGGCAAGGTTTGTTATCCGTTGGCAGTCAAACAATCGCAGGTAGTTCGCAAATAGCCTATGAGGTTAGTAAGAACGGCCTACGTGAGCTTGCAACGTCAAAGCCTTTGGGTGTTTCATTCAAAATCGCTTATAGGTACGTTAGAAGTCAGGAAGCAGAAGGCCCGATTCTTATTCCATCAAGCCGAAAATTTTGCCGTGATATGGTAGCTTTTGGACAAGAAAAAGTATGGACATCGGAGCAAATACAAGCTATTGCAATGCGCGAAGATAGGAACGTGTGGCTAAGACGTGGTGGCTTTTGGACAAGAGCAAAAACGAACATCACTACAGCATATTGCCGCCATGCTTGGGAATCAGTAATTGTAAAATCTAAAGCATAATGGCAACGGCTCTATTTTTATCGGAGGACTTTCTAAAAGATAACACGCAGGTATCTAAGAATGTAGACATCAAATACATTAAGGAAGCGATACTTTGGGCGCAAGATTCAGAGATTCAAACCGTAGTTGGAACGACATACTATAATGCGCTAATTGCCGACATCATTGCAGGCACATTAGTAGGCGTGGATAAGGCTTTGATGGACAATTATATCCAGCCCTGTTTGAAGCATTACGTGACAAGTGAGTGCATTAGAATGGCGCACTACAAGATAACCAACAAAGGCTTGCAGATTCAGAACAGCGAGCAGAGTAGCCCAGCGTTTAAATCAGACGTGGACTACATTTGCGAAAGTGAGTTAAACAAAGCGCAATGGTATAAGCAAAGGCTAATTAACTACCTATGCGAGTACTCAAGTTTGTTTCCTGACTACGCCAATCCTGCAAGCGGATTGGATGTAATACAGCCAAGTGATAACGCTTTCAAATCGCCTATATTTCTGGGGCGTACTCGAAGAATTGAATCCTTACAAATGAAATACTTAGATGAATAGACGCGGCAAATCTGTCAAGAATATCCAACTCCTAAAAACTTACCTAAGTGCTACTAACCCTCAACCAAGTAATAAGCCAAATAACGACACTTGCCGCGGCTCACAACCAAATAGCGGCAAGCGGAGTAGGTGACTTTGCGGAGTGGCAAGCGGAGGAGCGAAACTACCCTTTGCTTTGGGTGTTCCACGAAACCACAAGCGTAGGCAACCGCGAGCTGGTTTTTTCAATTCGCCTTATTTGCGCGGATAGGGTAATTGTAGGCGAGGAGGGTGAGGACACGGACGGCATGGAGCAAGAGGTATTGAGCGACACGATGCTTATCCTTTTAGACTTCCTTAGCTACTTTATGCAACAGCACAGCCAAAGCTATACAGTTGTGCCATCTGCTACTATTGACCCTTACACGGAAAGGCTGAATGATAGGTTAGCAATGAACTCTACCATCATTCAGATACGGCAACCGTTCACGTGGGATGCGTGCCAAATCCCACAAACAGGCGCAACAATCCCACCTAGTGTAGATGGGTTAACGCTTTACGATTTTTGCGACCCTTCCGTAATTGCACGCTTGACACCTGCCCAAGTGGTGTGTTTGGAAGCTGAGTATGGCGTTACCTGCTTAGATGGTACTGTAACTCAAAACGGTTCGCCTTTCTTTACGGTTGCATCTGGTGCAACATATCCACTAATTACCAAATTAGACGGGACAAATAACGCTGGCTCGTTTAATTCTGGAACTAAAACATTAAGTTTTACAAGCAACTCATCCAATCTACAAATTAACGGGGCACAATCGGAGATTATACCAGGCAACTCCACGTTTAACCTGTTGGCGAAATTGGATGGCGTGGCTGGTGGAGTGTATAACGCTGGACTTGACACGCTAAATTTCACCACAACTCCTGCGATTCTGCAAAGGAACGCAATACAAATTAAGACGTTAGCCAATGCGTCTACGTTTAACTTAATCACAAAGCTGGACGGGGCTGCAAACAACGGCACATGGGATGGCGTAGACACTTTAGACTTCACCTCCGCTGCCTGTTCACCCGTTACGTTTCAGATTAACGCGGTTAACAAGGAATCCTTGTCGAGTGGATCTACGTTTAACCTTATCACAAAGCTGGACGGGGCGGTTAATTCGGGTAGTTACGATGCGCCTACTGACACGCTAAGCTTTACAAGTGCGGCCTGTTCACCCGTAGCCCTACAAATTAACGGAACACCACAGGAAAGCATCGCAGCTGGGGCAACCTTCAATCTTATCGCCACATTGGATGGCGTGGCTGGGGGTACTTACACGCCAGCCACCGACACGCTTGCGTTCACCTCAAATAGTGGATGGATTAGACCCTCTTTTTGGCCAGCATTGCCAACGATAACCGCGGCATATCAGGGTGGAAATATACTTGTGCAAGTATATGAGAATAGATTAAACAGATTTACGCTGCAAATCAATAATAGCACAGTAAGCTGGGGCGATGGTACTACAACCGCGCCAAGTGGAGGTGTCAGAACTAAAACATATACCTACTCTACATTATCAGGAACGGTTTATGTAGATGCGTTAACAGGTGAGAATTACAAATTTGCCATAATTAACATTGTCAATACTGCTGGGAATATAACTTTTGCATACTTTAGTGTTATGCCAGCAACTTCACCTTTAAGGGCTGCGCCTTTTGCTTTGGATTGGGATTTGTCGCTACCATTTTCAGTTGACACTTATATTCAGTCGGGCACAACTAACATAAACCAAAATTATATCAAACAATTAAAATTGTGGGCTATTGGGGGGGGCACTTTAATTATACAACATTTACGCAGCATTGAATCGCTTCAATTACCAGCAAGTTTTCCGTCTATGTCTTTGTCGGGAACTTTTAGGTCTACTGGCTCGGTTATCCTAGGTAATTTAAACTTTGGATTGGCAACTAGCTTGCAACAGGCTTTTATTACTTCTACTATAAAAAGCATTGGCAATATCAGCGGAAGTTCAATTACATCTATGTCAGAAGCGTTTTCCGACAACCCATCTCTTGAGTCTGTTGGAACTATAACGCTTCCGTCTTGTGCGAATTTTATTTATGTTTTTTCTGGCAATAACAATTTAAAATCAGTTGGGTTAATTACGGCAAATTCAATTACGGATGTTCAATTTTGTTTTGCAAACTGTTTGAGCCTAAATGCAATAAGATTTGCAAACTGCGCACTAATAACAAGCACTACCAATATGCTCTTGAATTGTTATTCTTTGCAAGTGTTGGATATGCCTAACCTAACAAGGGGCGTAAATTTCACGAACACCGCAATAGGTAACTACGGCATGAATATCTTTGCCAACGGAATAGGTACAGCAAGCGGTGCGCAAACCATAACAATTACAGGAACTCCATTTGGGGCATTGGTTACGGCAGCAGATGCAACGGCATTAGCTATACGAGCGGTCATGACAGGCAAAGGTTACACAATAGCAAACTAAGATGTGGTACAACGAAGAACAGCAAGCAAGGGGGTATACGGTAACTTTCCCCGATGGCACAGAAATAACAGCATCAGATGCTGGTCAGTCACCTATTAACGGGTGGGAATTTAACAGCGACCCGCCAGCTTGGTGGGATGCTTTATATCCAATCCCAAATGAAATTTAGTAGCCACTACATTCGTTTCACACTTGCATTTATCGTCTACATTAGCGCGATGGGTTACGTGTTCGCAGCTTCATTCTTAACCATACCAACCGAAAACCAGCGCACTATTGATACGGCTATCGGGTTTGCGTTTGGCATAGTTACAAGCGTAGCATCATATTATTTCGGCAGCTCACAGGGTTCAGCCGACAAAGACAAACGAAATGGAACACTTTAAGACGATGGAAGCAGAGGGAATAGCGGCAATAGTTTCAGCGGTTGTAGGGCTTGCTGGTGGTAAATTTTGGGGCAAAAGTCAACAACTTGACGAGGTTAAGCTATTGATTAGTGAATACCAAGAAGCACATAAGCTAACAAAGGAAGATTTGTCCGATATTCGAGCAGAATTAGAGAGGTCTAAAAAAGCCGAAGAAATTTGTTTCCAACAGCATAGAGAAGCAATGCACAGAATAGACGAATTAGACCGTGGCATTCGCTCATTTACAGGAATACCAACTAAACCGAATAAGGAATAATGGCAAAGATAACCGTATGGGGCAAATTTAAGCCCCGTGTTAAGCGCAAACTTCGCAGACATAGTAAGAGTAGGGCGAAGGGGTTTAAAGCGTACAGGGGTCAAGGGCGTTAACCTTACAACATAAAAATGTTCAATATCCAATTTGCGTTACCACCTAAAGGATTTAAGCGACTTTTTTACGATATTGAAACAAGCCCAAACGTCGGTTTCTTTTGGCAAGCTGGCTACAAGCTAAACATACCACCCGAAAACATAATAAAAGAGCGTGCCATCATTTGCATTTGTTGGAAATGGGAGGGGCAAAAAGTAGTGCATAGCGTGGAATGGCAAGAGGGTTGCGACATTGCAGCCCTTTCGGCATTTATGGCTGTGGCATTAGAAGCAGATGAAATAGTAGGCCACAACGGGGATAATTTTGACGAAAAATGGATTCGCACCCGTTGCTTAATTCACGGCATTCAATGTCCTCCAAAGTTTACCAGCTTGGACACGCTAAAGAAAGCCCGTACGCATTTCCGATTCAACTCTAATAAGTTGGACTACTTAGGGCAGCTACTTTTGGGCAAGGGCAAAGAGAGCGTTTCGTGGGGCGATTGGGTGGCTATCGTGCTGCATAACGACCGCGATGCTTTAGATAAGATGGTAGCATATTGTAAGGTAGATGTAGAGGTATTAGAGGGGGTGTTCCATAAGTTACAACCCTACGTCACAAGCAACTCACACGCTGGGGCTGCAACTGGGCATGGTAGGTATAGTTGCCCAGCTTGCGGATGCGAGGAAACTATAAATAGGGGCACACGTTACACGGCCGCTGGATTACCACGCCATCGGATTACTTGCACAAATAAACTTTGCGGTAAGCATTTCACCGTAAGCACTAAAGTGTTGCAAGACAAGATTGCAGACGACTATATCAAAGCTAAACGAGCCGAATGACAAAACAAGAAGCCACACTTTTTGCGAAGGATATGTATCAGGCATTCAATACTATGGACAGAAATTCTTGGCGTTCACACGTACGGAATGAAGCCCAAAAAAAAGGTGAAGATGAAGGATGGGTATTGACGGCAACTATGTGGCTGGAGCAAATGTTTAGTATGTACAGAAAATGAGCCTACGTTATGAGCAGCACGCATCTTTGCTAATCACCCGTGAGTTTCTATTGGACTTACTGAATACAAGCACCCGACCAAAGACCGTGAAGGAATTGAAGGAACGGGCGCGAAGGTGTTTAAGGCACTATCCACCGTTGGATGTTGATGGTTTGCCTATCTTTTCAAAAGATACTTTCGGGCGCGATGCGAAATAAATAGGCGCGAATGATAAGTTTATCATACCTTAACGGGTATATCATTCTCGAATATAGCGTATTTCATGCGTTTTTTGACCTTATCGGGTATAAATAGTAAGGGTATAGGCTTACTTTTTTAGCTACAAAGTAAGTTCATAGGCTTACGTTTACTATTTTTGCAGCAACAGTACCCGAACGCTTACCATTCAGAACAGCGTACCAGTCAGGGTCGTTTACCGTTGCATTGGACTGGGGTGTCCCCAATCGGCAACATTTAGCCCGTTGTAAGGTTTGTGGTTATCCTTGCAACGGGTTTCTTTTTATCTTTGTAATAATCAAACCCGACACGCCTCTGATTCAAGCGCACTTTGTCGGGTCATTTCAGCCAGTCGTAAGGTTTGTGGTTATCCTTGCGGCTGGCTTCCTTATTTGTTCAAAGTGCACCAGTTAGGTAGTGTACTGCACCACCTCCGTTATTTAGAATCATTCTAAATTAGATTTATTTTTCATTGCTTTGTTGTAGTAACGAAATTACGTGTATATTTGTCGAACCGAAAGCAACAACGCTGAGGCAAAAACAACCACGATGAACTTCAACTTACCAACACCCGAACAAACTGCAAAAAGACTTCAATACCTTAACAGCGTTACAATGGCTGCGAAGAAAAAATCAATCAATGCTGACATTGCTTGGTACGAAAGAACTGCAAAAGCAAACGAAGTAGTTGCGCCTTCTTGGTCTAAGCATTGCTTTGAAATGGTGGAATCGCTTAAAATAAAATTAGCTAACGTTTATTAACTCACTTAGCGGTCGGGGCGAGAAATCAAACCGACCGCATAAAACCAAACCACATGACCTACTCACTCCAAAAACTCGAAAACGCTATTGAGGTAGCGAATTTCAAAAAAAATGACGATTGGCAAATAATCGTGTCAGGCTCTGACATTCTCCACGCCAAATGTTCTGCTATCATTAAAGTTAGCAGCGTTCAACTTGGTACATTAGCGCGTGCAATGCAAGTCAATTGCGAAGAAAACGATGGCGTTTACTCGCTAACTTTTCAGCACAACAACAACACCGTAAAATTTCAAACCATAATATTATGAGCATTTACAAAAAACTACTTACAATTCAGCAGCACGTTAATGGGCTAAAAAAGAACGCCAAATCGTTTGGATATGAATTTGTGTCAGGTACTAAGGTACTAAGCGAGATAAAGCCGCTAATGAACGCGCAAGGGCTTCTATTAAAGCAAGAGGTACTAAGCTGCCATAACCAAAGGATTGATTACACGGTTAAAAGCGGGTCAAAGTCCGAAATGTTTTCAAGTGTTGCTTTGCGGTTTACTTGGGTTGATTGCGAAACGGGCGAAAAGGACGAAAATCTATTTCATGCCAACGGTCAAAACGATTGGGAAAAGGGATTAGGTTCTGCGCTTACCTATGCCGAACGCTACTTTCTTTTAAAGTATTTTCACATTGCAACGGACGAAGATGA